GCCCGGCAGATGTGGGGATCGACGACAAGAAGCTACACTGCCGGTATCGCCGGACGGAAAAAAGAGGGATTGACGATGTTAGAGACATTAAACGCGATTTTAGCGGGAACGAAAGGAAAGAAATTTATTATGCTTGGCGACGGACAGATCGATTATATTCTAAAAAATTTAGCGTCCGTGTTTGACCTTGACGGTGATGTGGTGGAGCTTGGGTGTAACGTCGGCGTGACGTCGAGTTATATCAAGAAATTCTTGACTGAAATAAAATCGGCAAAAGAGCTGCACGTATATGATTCTTTTGAGGGCTTGCCTCCGAAAACCGCAGAGGACGGGGCAACGCCTTGCGACAAGGGATCCTCTGCGGTGACGCGGGAAGCGTTCGAAAAGACGTTTAAAGATGCGGGAGTACCGCTGCCGGTTATCAATAAAGGATTTTTCGGCAATCTCGCGGATGATCGGTATCCGGAGAAAATCTGTTTTGCATTTTTCGACGGGGACTTTTACGGGTCAATCATGGATAGCTTTAAAAAGGTTTATCGTAAAATGGTTCCGGGCGGAATCATCTTGATACACGATTACGAATACGCGCCGTTTCCCGGAGTGAAAAAAGCATGCGATGATTTCCTCGCGGGTAAGCCGGAAGTGATTGTAAAAAACATTTTCGGAATTGGAAAGGTGGTTAAACAGTAATGGCCGGGCGCATTGAAAATTTAAAGCCGCAGAATATGAGAACAAAGGCGGAGCAAAGAAAAATAGCTCAGCAAGGCGGGAAGGCGTCTGTCAAAGCGCGGCGAGAGAAGAAACTTATGTCTGCTATTCTTGCGGATTATCTTGCGCGTCAGAAAGGTTATGATTCCTTTGATAAGTACATAGAGAAGGTTTTAAAACGAGGAAACGCTGCGACTGTCAACATGATAAAAACTTTTGCGGACGTGATTGAAGGAAGTAAAGTGAAAACGGAAACTGTATTGACAATCAATACTGACGATGAAAAAGTCGCCGCAGTCCTGGCGGAGTATGGCATCACTAAGCCAGAATCAAAAGATTGACCACGTCGCGCTCCTCCGCGCGTGGTTAGACAATCCCCACAAATTAGGCCACATACTCGGCTACGAAAAACTCACGCCGCTGCATGGCGAATGGATAAAGATATTTCTACGCTATGCTAAATTTGGCGTACTTCAGGCCCACAGGGGCAGCTACAAGACAACGTGCGGTATCGTTGCAATGGTTCTTTTGTTTCTGTGCAATCCCGACATGCGGCTTTTAATCGTTCGTAAAAACTCCTCTCTTGCAAGCGATGTTCTAAAAACAATTCAAAAGCATTTTGAGACGAACGATGTTCTCCGCCTGTATATGTTTTCGCGCTGGAATATCATTGACGCGAAAACTGCCGTATGGTCGTCGGAGCGTACAACCTTTTCATTTAAAAAAACAGTAACGCCCGAAGCGTCGATTACGGCGGCGGGTGTGGGCGCGTCGATTACGGGCGCGCATTTTGATTATATTTGGTCAGATGATATTGTCACCATTGAGGACCGCTACAGCCCGGCGGCGCGTGAATGGGCAAAGGCATATTTTAGGGAGCTTGATAACCTTATTGACCCGCTTGGCCAGACGCGACTTTCCGGCACACCCTGGCACGAAGAGGACGTATTTTCCACGATCGAGGAAACACATTTTGAGGGTCGGCGCTTTCCGGTCGGCACGGTTCCTATGCCTGCGGATGAACTCGCCGAAATTATGGCGCGTAAAGAGCGCCTGCCGTATGCGGAATGGTGCTGCAATTACGAGCTTCGGCACGTCCAGGACAATGATACAATAGGCGCATTTAAGACTGCCGTCGTGTGGGACTGTCAATACTGTGTTGCCTTTATTGATCCGTCATTTTCTGATAAAACGGACACGGACGCCACGACGGCGGCGGTCGTCGGCGTGAACAAGCGGGGTATGTTACTATTTACCGGTATCAAATTACCTAAATCGATTGCGGACATACCGACCCGCCGGGCGATACTTGATTTCTTCGCCCGCTTCACGCCGATTGAAACAACGATTGAATCACAGATAGCGGATTCATCTATATTTTTCATCGACGCATTTAGAACGCTCGAGGCCCCGTACCCGATTAAAAATTTGTGGCTGTACCAGCGGGCGGACCGGAATAAACATGAACGGATCGCGGCTACAGTCATTGCGAATAAACCAGAGCTTTATATTCTGGACGGAACGCAACAGGAATTTTCTATAGGCGTGTCCAGGTATTACAAGGGAGCGCCGCATGACGACTGCCCGGACGTTTTAGCAGGCGCAATAAATCGGCTGGCGACTTCGCCGATCGTGGCGGAATATGCCGCCGCGATTAAAGTTTTAAAGAGGTGATACAATGGCTTTTTTACGACTAAACGACGATTTTAAATGTGCGCATTGTGGAAATGTAGGATTAGTATTAAAGGTATGGGACAATCGGCGCATTAAAGCATTTTGCGAGAATTGTAATTCTGAATTGATTATTGATCTTTTGAAAGACAGCGGAGAAAAGGTGATGGGATGAAGGGATTTAATAATCAGAGAATAATAATCACTTTGGATAAGGCTTTTGACTGGTTTGAGTTTCGCGGCAGAAAATTCAGAAGTTTTCAATTCGGGATATATTGTGATTTTATAGAATCTTGCGGATATTTAATTTATTAGGAGATTTGGCGGATAAAATGCAAGTAAAATTAGGAGCGCTCCCCGGCGTTTATAAAACAGGTGAAAAATTTAGCGATGTCCTCGCGTGGAATCATTTCGGGACGGAAACCATTCCGCCGCGCCCGGTCCTGCGCATTGCCGCCGAAAATGTTCTTTCGTCGCCCGAAATGAAAAAGCATTTAGACGCTTTTGTTCACAATATGATCGAATACGCGAAGCGCGGCAGATTGAAAGACATGAAAGACGCTGAAACGAAAATGCTACAAGCGCTTGGTCAGCAAATCGCGGCCGAAGCGAAACGGATCATCGAACGGAACAGCGGCGAGCTACAGCATAACGCGCCCGCGACGGTTGCACAAAAAGGTTTTGATAAACCGTTGTACGAAACGGGACAACTTGAAAAACATCTATCATACGAAGTTACGGAGGATTGATAATGATAAAACAACAAAGACCGGCGCGGACTGTCCGCCCGATTGCCGAACTGGCAACGCTCACGAACGCTTTGGAAAAATTATGCTTACTACCGCGTGACGAGGTTTTACTCAATACGCAGATGGTCGCGGAAATAAAGAACACGCTCGCGGCGTCGAACATTGACGCCGTGATCACCGGGATCGTGAACGAGTACAACGAAGCCCGGAACGTGCGCGACATACAAGCGGCGAGTGAAAACGCTTTGCTTTACGCATACGCACAGCGCGAGCACAAGCGCTTAAGAAACGCGAAGGGAAGAGAGTATGTAACGGAAATCGTCAACGCGGACCACTTCGACGATTTAAAAAAATTCGGCGAGCTGCCAGCGAAGGCCACGCGCAGGGCCGAGGAAAATTTATCGTCCGTTTTCAATAGTGTGTATTCAAACGGTGCAGTCAAAATAAATACGCCGTCGGACCCGTCCACGCTTATGAGCTACATTGATTATTCGCCGTACCGCGTGAACTACACGGAATACCTATCGGTCCCGACGCTTTCCGAAATGGTCGACAGGCCTATAGCTATGGCCATGAAAAAGCCGTTTCAAGTAAAATCGAAAAACGAGCAATTTAAAGCGGCGCTTGATGCGGCATTTAAGAGAGTGCGGCTACAATCAGTCATTAAGGACATGATTTTTAATAGCACGCTGTCCCCTCGCGGGGCGCTACTCGTTCCGATCAAGCGCGGCGACACGGTGACGTTTAACGTGTTTAATGATACGCAATTCGCCTATGGAATGGGATCAAGCTACGGCGGACTGACCGCGCCTTACGATCAAATGCGCGTGGGTGACTTGTATTGTTTCGGGGCGAAGCTAAAACACAACGTCAGTGCGTTTTTTCTCTGTCCCGGATTCGAACCGCTTTTCGGCGTGGGGATCAACCGCGTCCCGCAGCTCAGGTCCGCGGCCGAAGCGTGGAACCTGTATGTCCACATCTTAAAAATCTTACTTGTTCGGGCTCAGGTGATCGTTGAAAAGATGGAAGGCGACGTACAGACTGATACGATGCTGTCAGCTATGCGGGCGCAGCTTCAGCGGCTTTCTGAATCTATGGGCGTATCGACGCCGATCGCCCAGGCCCGAGGAACGCAGATGGAGATTTTGAATAATAATATCAGCGAGGGCACTGGAAACATCGCCGGAGTATTCCGCGATTACGTGGCGTCCGTTACCGGCCTGTCTCCTGAGTATTTTTTCGGCGGC